ACACCTTTACCAGATTGCCACCCTTTAGGTTTTCTAGACTTCCGACGAACACCTAATTTGCCTGCAGAGGTAGAATGGGGAGCACCACGATAAGAAGACTTGCCCCTACGAACAGAAGAAGAAGAAGACTTAAGAGAATTCTTTGACTTAGTGAATTTTTTGGTAACTGCTTTAATTTTCTTAAGATCATTGATAAGCTGCGTACTATTAAATTTTCCGTTAGGGATATATCGCTTTTGGACATAACTACCAACGAGTCGACCGGGATTGGGAACGACCCAACTTTTGGGTTTTCTACCGCCATACATTTAATATATTTTTTTAAGAAAGAATTTATTCAAGACGCTTAACATAATAACAATCCTCACAAAATATTCTAAAGTGCGGAGAAGACTGTAACGATAAGGCGTCTAAGTAAGGCTTGCACACTTGGCTGATCAAGCGTTGGATACCAATTTTCCGGATGGACATTAGACGTAATCCAAATAGACTTTGCAGAGAGAACCTCCGAACTACCTTTAACTTCAACAAGTACTGGATATCGGTCAAGCCATCTGAGAATGTGAGAGATCTCAATCTGTCCTCTAAATTCATCAATGACAACGTTCTCTTGACCCCGGTAACCGTCCCAAAATTTGGAAGTCGGGGACTTGGGGTAAGCATCAAACGTCGCTTCATCCCATGCACGACGCGATTTGCCTGTTCCGGTGGGCCCAACAAACACATAGCATCTTCTTTCCATTGGGAGGGGCTTACTGTATTCACACGCGATCTTTTTGAGAGAGGAGAAACAACGAATGTAGATATCGGACGGGATTGAGTCAAAATTTCCCTCTTTGGCGTTCCGTCTAACTTCGTCCCAATCGGAACTGCAAGATCTCTTAATAGCTTTGGTCCCAAGTTTAAATTGGGTACCTTCGACTCGAGTATCTTGTTTCCAACAATACAATTCTGCAGCTTCGCTGTCGGTTGGTTCAGCGTGGGAATTTCCAAAAATTCTTCGAACAGAGGCGAGTCTGACCTTAACGTTGAATCCAACGACGAGCTGCCAGTGGAGATATCTTGATCCTCCAGACTCCTCTTTTCCAAGCTCAAGTTGTCCGATAATGTAATTGCATCCAGCTGGGAGGAAGGGAGTGAAGAGATGGTGCGGAATGGTAAGGATCCAGTAGCGGGCTTGTGGCGCCATTGAATAAGAGTCTCTTCCATTTTGCAAATTATTGAAAATATCGCGGCCTTTATATACTTTTTTCATAGAATGTTCTAGAATTTTTGAAACCGGGAAAAAAATGAGTGAGACGTGAGACGTCGATCCTGTAAGTAATACTGGCGGCTCACTTTTGTGAGCCTTGAGGGTACTTACAGGATTTGATAAAAACATTACACAGATTTATTCAGAGAAACATTCCATGCCTTATAACGAGTCCAATTCTGCAATAACCATGTCAACTGACGATTTGCAGCAGTATCAAGAATTTGTGTCTTATCAAAAAATTCAACAACCCTAGGGGGATACATACCATTGACACACAAAAATACAAAGATAGAAAAACGATCTTGATTGGAATAATGGGTTTTCATAAACGTAATCAAAATACGACGAGGCCACTTCTGAGTAGGGCCAACAATTTCTCGAATTTCAACAAACCACTTACGCCAAATATCATTGCGCATTTTTAAATATTTTGATAAAAACGTATATATATAACAAATGAGGCGTAATGAAAAATGCGAAACACTAACCTTGATGCAAATGAGGCGTAATGCAAAATGCGGTGGCGTAATGCGGTGGCGTAAAAGTATAAATAGAGGAGAATAATACCAATTATAAAAGCATATTTATACTCTATAATGGGCAACCCTGTATTCGTAGAGAGCAAAACAAGAACCAGAACAACGGAAGAACTACGTGGTCTACGTTATATGCCTTACACACCAACTCCATCAACAGAACCACACTTCTACATTGACTTAACTGGAGAAGAACCAGTAGTTCTAAATTACGAACACCAGGAAGAATTGATTGACTTGTGGAGAGGAAGAATTGGATTGTAATAAATTAATTTATTCAAATAGCAGCAATCTTCTTATACACCGGAGCAGTAGTATAATTATATTTCGTAGTGGCAAAACAAGTCATAAACAAATTATGTTCAAAAGCAACAGTAAGATTAACACTGCCACCAGCGTCCATAATCTTTTCAACTTGGAAAAATCTATATTTACCAAAAGGAACTATAGCTTGAACAGCTGAAGCGGCATAATACAACTTAACCAAATATTGCAAACTAATATTTCGTCTAGTAGTCAATGTACTTGTTTTAATATGGCCTGGATCCAAATGAATCTTTCCTTCCTGAGAAGACTTAGGAAAAAAATAACCAGAAAGAGGCTCCTTAGAATTATTATCAATATTAATGTTACGGATAACACCAGAGGTAACATCACCGACAACATTAGCAGGAGAAGTAGTAGTTTGAGGAAATTTAGCAATAACACCAGTACCACTTCCACCAATTGACTTCCCATACAAAGGAACATTATCCACTTCATCAGATTGTTCATCACCAGTTTCACCAACAGATCTATTCTGAATTTTCAGACTAGACTTAATATTAAAGTGAAACATAAGAGATTCTATGGCAATGGAAGCATATTGCGGAGACACAGAAGAAACAGGAACATATTCAAATGTCCTAGGAATCCAAGACACTAAATTAGTACCAGCAAAAGCTGCAACAAATGAATTAATACAATCATCAAAAGTAGACGTAGCACCAACTGTAAATGTAAAAGAATTAATAGTAGTAGTAGATGGATCAGAAGCATACAAAATGCTAAAGCCATCACCAGGAAAAATCTTAACTTCGTTCATTTGAGCAGACAATTCTCTAACACGAATATTCATTTTCGTTAACAATAACTTCAACATACTTCCAACGGCTTGGTACATAACTTGAACACGGGGACCAGTAATATGACCAACGTAAACAATATCAGATTGAGAGGCAGTACCACCCTGTTCCAAAGTCATAGTGACACCTTTACCAGATTGCCACCCTTTAGGTTTTCTAGACTTCCGACGAACACCTAATTTGCCTGCAGAGGTAGAATGGGGAGCACCACGATAAGAAGACTTGCCCCTACGAACAGAAGAAG